CTTGTAACTGAAGGAGAAATCTTTATTAATGGACGCAAGCATACGACATTTGATGTAGGTGGTTTGACTCAACTTGATTACTTGGATCTTTATAAAAAATTTACTTATAAAGTTCAAGAATCATATCGTTTGGATTATATTGCTGAAGTTGAACTAGGACAAAAGAAATTAGATCACTCTGAATTTGATACATTTAAAGACTTCTATACAAAAGGATGGCAAAAGTTTATTGAATATAATATTATTGACGTGGAACTTGTCGATAAATTAGAAGACAAGATGAAACTCATTGAACTCGCTCTTACTATGGCGTATGATGCAAAGGTAAATTATGCTGATGTATTTTACCAAGTTCGTATGTGGGATAATATCATTTATACCTACCTTAAAAAGAAAAATATTGTAATTCCGCCAAGAAATACTGAACGTAAAGATGAAAAGTATGAAGGTGCATACGTAAAAGAACCTATTCCCGGCATGTATGATTGGGTGGTGAGTTTTGACTTGAACAGTCTCTATCCACATTTGATTATGCAATACAATATTTCACCAGAAACTCTTCTTGAGGAAAGGCATCCTACCGTTAATGTTGATAAGATTCTTAATCAAGAACTTACTTTTGAGATGTATAAAGATTATGCGGTATGTGCTAACGGTGCTATGTATCGTAAGGATGTTCGTGGTTTTCTTCCTGAACTGATGGAGAAGATTTACAATGAACGTGTAATCTTTAAGAAGAAAATGCTTAAAGCGGAACAAGAATACGAGAAGACAAAAAACAAAGAGTTGATTAAAGAAATTGCTCGATGTAATAATATCCAAATGGCACGTAAGATTCAACTTAACTCTGCTTATGGTGCAATTGGAAATCAATACTTTCGTTATTATAAACTTGCAAATGCTGAAGCAATTACTCTTTCGGGTAAGGTTTCAATTCAGTGGATTATGAATAAGATGAATTCTTATTTGAACAAAATTCTAAAGACTGATGGTGAAGACTATGTTATTGCTTCTGATACTGATTCCATCTATCTCAATATGGGTCCTCTGGTTGAAGTTGTATTCAAAGGAAGAGAAAAAACTACTCAAGACATTATTTCGTTCCTTGATAAGATCTGTCAGATGGAACTTGAAAAATATATTGAAAGTTCTTACCAAGAATTGGCAAAATACGTAAATGCTTATGACCAAAAAATGGTTATGAAGCGCGAGTGTATTTCTGAGCGTGGCATTTGGACTGCAAAGAAACGCTATATTTTGAGTGTTTGGGACAGTGAGGGCGTTCGTTATGAGACTGCCAAACTTAAAATTAAAGGAATTGAAGCAATTAAATCTTCAACTCCTGCACCTTGTCGTAAAATGCTAAAAGAGGCATTTAATATTTTGATGAGTGGATCAGAAGATGATATGATTAAATTTATTGAAGAATTTAAAGAAAAGTTCAAACAATTTTCTCCAGAAGAAATATCATTTCCACGCTCTGCCTCTGATGTTCAGAAATATACTTCATCATCTCAAATTTATATAAAAGGAACACCTATTCACGTTCGTGGAGCACTCCTGTTTAATTACTATATTAAACAAAATAAACTCAATACAAAATATTCTCTTATTCAAAATGGAGAAAAGATTAAATTTGTTTATTTGAAAAAACCGAATACTATCCACGAAAATGTAATTTCTTTTATTCAAGATTTTCCAAGAGAACTAAATCTTGACAAATACATAGACTATGACTTACAGTTCGAAAAGTCATTTCTAGAACCACTTAAAGTAATTCTTGATATTATTGGGTGGAGAGTGGAAAAAAAATCATCTCTAGAATCATTTTTTATATAAATGAACTTACCAATTTCCAATAAAGAATTTGATAAAATACTTGAAGTAATAAAAAATAAGTATCCAGATTTATACTCTAAACTTTGGTGCTATAAAATGAATGTTTTAAATGGAGAAAAAAATAATGGATTTTCTTAAAGATATTGTAAAAGAGATTGGTGATGACTTTACTAAGTTAGCATCAGATATTGAGGAAACAGAAACTTATGTTGATACTGGTTCATACGTTTTTAATGCACTGGTTTCAGGTAGTATATTTGGTGGTGTATCTGGGAATAAGATTACTGCTATTGCTGGAGAGTCTTCTACTGGAAAGACTTTTTTCTCTCTCGCAGTGGTTAAGAACTTTCTTGATTCTAATCCCGATGGTTACTGTCTCTACTTTGACACTGAGGCTGCTATCACTAAATCTCTTTTAGTTAGTCGTGGTTTAGATACATCTCGTATTATAGTCGTAAATGTCGTTACTATTGAAGAGTTTCGTACAAAGGCACTTAAAGCAGTAGATATGTATTTGAAGGCTCCTGTAGAAGATCGCAAACCCTGTATGTTTGTGCTAGACTCTTTGGGTATGCTTTCTACATCTAAAGAGATTACTGACGCACTTAATGAAAAAGAAGTTCGAGATATGACTAAATCTCAACTTATTAAAGGTGCATTCCGAATGCTCACACTCAAACTAGGTCAAGCAAATGTCCCGCTCATTGTCACAAATCATACATACGATGTCATCGGAGCTTACGTACCAACTAAAGAAATGGGAGGAGGTTCTGGACTCAAATACGCAGCAAGTACAATCATTTATCTCAGCAAAAAGAAAGAAAAAGATGGAACGGAAGTGGTCGGCAATATTATCAAAGCTAAGACTGCTAAGTCGCGTTTGAGTAAAGAAAATAAGGAGGTTGAAATTCGTTTGTATTATGATGAGCGTGGTCTTGATCGATATTATGGTCTTCTTGAACTCGGTGAGATTGGCGGACTTTGGAAGAATGTGGCCGGTCGTTATGAAATGGATGGTAAAAAGATTTATGCTAAACAGATTCTAAAGGAACCTGAAGTATATTTTACTGAAGAAGTAATGCAACAGCTTGATCAAATCGCACGCAAGGAATTTAGTTATGGAGAAAGTTGAGTTTCTAATTCTTAGAAACCTATTACATGATGAAGAATATTTAAGAAAAGTATTGCCATTCATTAAAAATGAATATTTTGAAGATTCTGACCAGAAAATAGTATTTGAAGAAATTTCAAAGTTTGTATTGGAATATAATAATATTCCTACTAAAGAAATCCTTTGTATTGAGATTGAAAAGAGAACTGATATTAATGAAGATCAGTTTAAAAAACTGATTCATCTAGTATCTAATCTTGAACGTATTGTAGTAGAAAAGAATTGGTTGATTGATACTACTGAAAAGTGGTGTCGTGATCGTGCCATTTATTTGGCACTTATGGAATCTATTCATATTGCTGATGGGGATGATAAAAAATCACCAGATGCTATTCCTTCAATACTTCAAGATGCTCTTGCAGTAAGTTTTGATAATCATGTAGGACATGATTATCTTGAGGATTATGAAAAACGTTATGAGTCTTATCATAAAAAGGAGGATAAAATTGAATTTGATCTTGAATATTTTAACAAAATCACGAAAGGTGGGCTCCCTAACAAAACTCTTAATATCGCTCTTGCTGGTACGGGTGTCGGCAAATCTTTATTCATGTGCCATGTTGCTAGCTCCGTCTTGCTCCAAGGGAGGAACGTTTTGTACATTACGATGGAAATGGCAGAAGAACGTATTGCTGAACGAATTGATGCAAATCTCTTAAACGTTCCTATTCAGCAGATTGTAGAACTACCAAGACAGATATTTGAATCTAAAGTGACAAATTTGGCAAAGAAAACTCAAGGAACTCTAATCATTAAAGAATATCCAACTGCTTCGGCACATGCTGGACACTTCAAATCTCTTCTTAATGAACTTTCTCTTAAAAAGTCATTCAAACCAGATATCATCTTTATTGATTATTTGAATATTTGTGCTTCCAGTAGGTATAAGGGAAATAGTAGTATTAACTCTTATACATTTGTGAAGGCAATTGCTGAAGAACTTCGTGGTTTGGCAGTAGAATTCAATGTGCCTATTGTTTCCGCTACACAAACAACCCGTTCAGGGTATTGCTTAGATTTGAAAACACAAGTTCAAACACCGCAAGGAATGAAAGAACTTTCAAATATTCAAGTTGGAGATTTGGTGCTTTCAAATACTAGTTATAATGAAGTCCTAAATGTTTTTCCAAAATCCAAAAAGAAATCTTATAAGATTACTTTGGAAGATGGTAAAGAAATCATTTGTAGTGAGGAGCACTTATTTCCAACTCAAACGGGCGAAATGAATATCAAGGGCGGACTAAACGAGGGTATGTATCTTTATGTGAAGGAATAGTATGTGTAAGTTATACTTCTTATAAATAATAGTAGTATAACTTACTGATATGAAAGTAAAGATTTATCTAATTACCAACACAGCAGTCAATCCGCATATGTATTATGTTGGATTGACTAAAAATGAATTGGATAGAAGATTACAAGAACATATTACTCTTGGAAGGCACGAAGGAAATAAACTTCTATCTGATGCTATTATTGAATATGGTAAAAGAAACTTTACTATTGAGGTGATAGAAGAAGTTGATGAAAGTGAAGCAAGAATGAAAGAAGATTATTATATCCGTAAATACAAATCTCATTGTATGGATGGATGTGGATATAATATGAGATATGAAACTTGTAATTATGAGAAACACTATCACGGAGCAAATCAAGAACAAATAGAAGAGAATATTAGAAATGGTAGGGCGTGGAACTATGGAATAAGTTTTTCTACACAATCAAAAGAAAAAATGAGAAAAACTAAAAAGCATAGATACTCTCTTGGTTTATACACAAAATTCAATACGAATCATTCACAAGAAACTAAAAATAAAATAGCAGAGAGTAAAAGAGGGAAAAAACTTACAGAGGAACATAAAAATAAAATAGCAGAATGTTCTTCTGGTAGAACTTGGATACATAAAAAAGATTTAAAAGAAAGAAAATTTATCAAAAAAGAAGAAATTAATCTTTACTTATTGAATGGTTGGGAAAGTGGAAAAGGTGTTATTTGGATTAATAATGTGGTAGAATGTTTATGTGTTGATATTTGGGATTATGAAAATTATACTGAAAAAGGATTTGTTTGTGGGAGGATTAAAAAATGACTAAAACTTATGAATACAACGAAAACCTTGCGATTACGGATGAAGACACGCATAAGGCATTAGTGTCTCATTTCAATCAAATCCAAGAGTTTGGAGAAAACAAAAAGTTTGAATGGGAAGATGAACCCATTCCAGAAGAAAACTATTGTATCACTTTTGATTTTGATGAGTGGTTGGAAGATACACTTTCCTCTATGAAAAAGAATTATGAATATTGGAAAGAAGAGGAACCCGAAAATCTAAAAGAGAATACGATTGGTTATGTAAATCAAATCAAAGATTATATTGATGGATTTCTTTTGGGTCCAACTGCTCTTTATAACCGAAAGAGTGTTGAAGCAAAAACTTATAAGGTTGTGGGTGAGAACTTTGATGAAATTGTGAAGTTTGTGAAGGAACTCAAAGAAAATAATAAGATGGTGTTTCTTTATGAAGTTTCTTATACTCCTGGAAGAACTGAAGAATTTGTAATTGAAACAGGAAATGTAAAAGAAATTTACCCAAAAACTATTGATCTTTATAAAGTTCGTTATGCTATTTTGAATTGAAAATGTTATTGAAAAAAATTCTAAAAATTGAAGAACTTGATGAAAGAGAACTTGTAGATATTGAAGTGTCTGGAAATCATCTGTTCTATGCGAATGATATTCTCACGCATAATAGTAGTTCTGATGTGGAATTGACCGATACTTCTGAAAGTTTTGGTTTGCCTGCTACTGCTGACTTAATGTTTGCTCTTATTTCTACAGAAGAACTTGAAGGACTTGGACAGATTCTTGTTAAACAGTTAAAAAATAGATATGCTTCAACTGATAAATATAGAAGGTTCGTCTTGGGAATTGATAGGTCAAAAATGAGACTGTATGACTGTGAGCAATCTGCACAGGATGATATTTTAAAATCAAATAATGAAGAAGAATATGAATATAGAGATGAACCAAAACCTAAAAAAACATTTGAAGGATTTAAGTTCTAATGGGAATTATTTACTGCATTCATAACTTATCTACTGGTAAGAAGTACATAGGTCAAACTGTAGAAAAATTGCAGAGGAGAGTCGTTCGTCATTTTAGGTCAATTAATCAAACTAAAATTAGTAGAGCAATACAAAAATACAGTAAATATGATTTTGTTTATGGTATAGTTGAAGAAGTTGAAGATAAAAATCTATTGGATGAAAGAGAAGAGTATTGGATTAAATTTTATGATTCTGTGAAAAATGGATTTAATATCAAAGAAGGTGGTAAATGTGCAAGAGGATTTAAACAATCACAAAGTTCTATAGAAAAGAGAAGGCAGAAATTAATTGGAAAATCCTTAACTGAAGAGCATAAACAAAAAATAAGTAAAGCACATAGAGGTAAAATTCTTCCAAAAGAAACAGTTGATAAAATGATTGCTTATAGAACTGGAAAAAATCTTACCGAAAGTTGTAAAGAAAAAATTTCTAAAGCACATACCAAAAATACCTATGAATTAAAAAGTCCAGTTGGTGAGATTTTGATTGTTAGAAACCTATCAAAATTTTGTAAAGAAAATAATTTGCAACAGTCTGCATTTGTTATGATTATGAAAGGAGATAGGAAGCATCATAAAAATTGGACGATTAAAAAACTTGACTCTCATCAAAAATGAGAGTATGATTATGAAGAAAAGAAACCTAAAAAAACATTTGAGGGATTTAAATTCTGATGACTGATAAAAAAGTTATTGATAGTGATAAGTATATTGAGTTTGTGCGTCAAACCACAAGTCCTGCGAGCAGTGACTTTGGAAAACTTCTTACGCGAATGACTGAACTTGAAGCAAATGATGATGCTGATGTTCCTCGTCTTTTGACTGCCGCTCTTGGTATGACTGCAGAGGCTGGTGAATTTACTGAAGTTGTAAAAAAAATTATTTTGCAGGGGAAGCCTTATACTGAAGAAAATATATTTCATATGAAGCGTGAGCTAGGTGATATTTGTTGGTATATTGCTCAAGCTTGTATGTCACTTGATACTAACTTCCGTGAAATTATGGAAATGAATTATGAAAAACTAAGTGCTCGCTACCCAGAGGGTGCATTTGATGTATTCCGTAGTGAAAATCGTAAGGAGAATGACCTATGACTAAAGAAAAACATGTGATACTTAAACTTGATGTTCGTACTGCAGCAGCAGTTCGTCAAATTTTATATGAATCTCAGAAAGGATATACGAATGATGTTGCCACAGTACCTCCTCGTATTTTTGAAATTCGTGAAGTGATTGCTGATCTTGATGATAGTATTGGTGCTGTTTTTGATGCTTGAATTTGACTCCTTCGGGAGTTTTTTTGTCTTATAAATAAATAAAAAAGTATTTGTAAAAAAATGTCTAGAATCACTGGAAAACAAGCTCTTGGACTTTTTGAGGCTTATCAAGCAGTATATACCCCCCAAGAATTATCCGAAGAACAGGTTTGGGAACAAGTAGAGGAGTGGGTAAATTCACTTCTAGAAGAAGGATATGACTTGAGTGATTATACTTGGGAAGATATGTATAATGCTTATATTGAAGAAG